GGGGCGGTCTCCGAAGAAGGAATACTTGCGCCAGACACGGAATAGACATACGAAACGCCAGGGATTTTTGATGCCTGAACGACGAGATCAAAAATTCTTACAAGTTTGTCCCAGTTTTCCCATGCATCCGGAGATATGGATGATTCTATTTCTTCTGCTACTGCAAGCACCACGTCAGCTGCCACAAATCCGCTTTCGACAGCAATCGATACATTGAATTTGATGTCGTAAACAAAAACATCGAGAATCTCAAATGATAAACCAGCAACTATTCTGTCGGAAATAGAATCTTCAATTTCTTGTTTTAATTCATTTGAAAGAGGTGTTCCATCCTGTCCGCATATGAAAATACAGAAAAATCCAGGTGCAGGGTTTCCTTCAATTTCAAACAAATCCAACTTGCTTAAATTGACAACTTTTGCCGGGCCGGTTGTTGTGGTTCCGCTTATTGTCGAAGTGACGTTCAGGTTGTTTCCAGAAAAAGTTCCCGAATACGTCCCAGACTCGAACGCCGTATAGGTTGTGTCCCCAAAAAAATCTGGGGTAAGAACCCTGTATGTTGGATTGCCGGCAGAAGCAGCAGAGAATGCGGAATTCGTGGCGATTGTTGCTGCCGTACCGGTTCTGGAAACATTCAGAGATGTTCCTGGATCAAAAGTTACTGCCCGTGCAAGATCGTAAACTTTGCATCTCTCCACATCTGGGAATGTGCTCAAAATATAATTTTGAACCTGTAGGGATGTTGTTAGAACGCGCGACAAAGACTGAAGGTATGTCGTTCCCCTGGCTAGAAATTGGTCTGTTGTTTCGTCTGAATTTCCATTCAAAACGGTGGATACTGTCTCACAGAAAAGAACATTTGAGCTTGGTTCGGAGATCAGCAAAGTTGTTCCAATTGTGATATCTGGAACAGGACCAGCAGTCGTGCTCGTCACCGTGCCGCTAACAATAAACTCTCCACTATTAGCGGTGACCGTCTCCGACAAACTGAACGGATATTGTTCTCCGTCTACCGGGTCTTGAAAAATTACCGTTGTCCCTGCTGGTACAGATGATCCATCATCCAGTACCGTGAATTCAACTTCCACTGTAGAAAACGTGGCTTCAAGCCTTGTCAGGCCGTGCAACTTTAGAATTCCCTCCATTAGCCCGTCCGGCAGTCTATTTATTGCGCCAATCGTTTGTGATCCGACATAGGCAAAAGATTGCAACAGTGCGTCTTCCAGGGTTCCAGCTCTAAGGTTTAGTTCTGGAAGAGTATTGCGGCCGTATTCAACCGCGTCTTCATATATCGTTTCCGGAGATTCGTCCTCGATGGTTAAATCGATGTAGTCGCTAAAGTCAATGGATCCCATGTTTTAATTACCAATCTGTATTTTTACGTCGACTACACCGCTGTTGTTAATGGTGGATATTTTGAAATCAGTTAAAACTATTTCTGGCCAGAATTGCTTAAGTACAGCCACAGCCTCGTTTGCGTTTTCCGGGTCAAAAACGGGATCGGTAATTCCAAAGGTTGGCTCCATTGGTAATTCTTCGCGCAGCGTTTTGACGGCAAATGTAACGATTTGCGCGTACGCTTCAATGGTACCAGATGCGTGTTTTGCCACAGATCCATTGACGACCGCAAAGGGAATTTTGAATATGGACATAGTTACATTCTGCCACTTTCTGGTGCTATTAAATGAATGTTAAGCCGGAGGCGGATGAGCAATGTGCGAGTTATATCTATTTGTCAATGCCGTAAGCGCCAAGGTTAGGGTATTAATTTGATTCTGAAGGACGATTGCCTTCGAGTCAACGTATTCTTTTGTTGTTGCATGCGTCGCGACAGTTGGGGTTCCGGTATTTGTGAGAACGTTTGACTGAATCACTTTTCCAAGAACAACAACTTCGTCATTCCTGTTTTCCAAAAACGTACAAAGAACTCTGTCGCCAACGGCCGGATAAAGACCCACCGTCTTACAGGGGCCAAAAATTATTTTTTCACCTTTTGTGGCAGTTGGAATTGTTATATAAACACCGCCACTGATTCGAACGCAATTTCCGATAAATACACCAGATACAGCACCGGGCGCCGATGACGCCTTTTGTTGATTTTTTCTTATTCCCTGGCTGTTGTCGTTCATGTTTTCAAAATTTCTATGAGTTCGTGGGTGCTGGTTTTATGGCAAAAGAAGCAAAACTTCTCTTTCCTGGTCTAATTCCCGTCGAGGGTTTCTTTTGATCTTTGGGTTTTTCTGGGGTTTTAAAACTTACTTCAACTGGCTCATTTGTGCATTCCCGAAAAGATACTGCGTCTATCAAATAGTAGCCAGCAAAAAATGTTGGCAACGGCCCAACAAGCGCAGTATGTCCTGGTCTCAATAAACAGCCGTTTGGTCGCGCAACCCGACATGACCCAGAAGCCTCGAGAGGGTCGTTATCTGATGTCCTAAATTCCGGCCACTGAATCAACGGGAATTCATCCATTACATCAACAATGTCGGAATTTCCATAATACGGATCAGCAAGCCAATGTTTTGGAAGGTATGCAAGTGGAACATATTTTTTATTAGTACCACTGGCAGTTATAACCCCCACGTCTTCGCCCCTGATAATACCAAGAACACCCATCAAATATCTTTCCGAGGCGTATATTAAAGTCCCATCCATTTCAAAACACACCGATTGGCCATCTCCGGCGGTTCGAGTCAAAACATTCCAAGCCGATTCGTCGACATCCTTTGAATTGAATTTTGCTACCGTCTGAACCTTCGCCGGGTTGGGTTCGCCCAAAAATCTTAGACCATACTGAAAGGCTAATTTTTTTGCAAGCTCATAGCCATTCGCGGCAGCAAAGTTTTTTGGTGTTTTATCTCTTTTCATTCTCTGCACGGCACGAGAGCGAAGCTGAAGTTCTATTGATGGAACAGAATCCTGAACATTAACATCAATAACGGCTATTTCAAACTCTCTGCCACGATATTGGATCACTCGTCTTGGAACAAAGTAATTATTTTCCATCATGTAATAGTTCGGGTCGATCAATGAGACGGTAACCTCAGTTGTTTCTGCCATTTTGTAATCAACGCTTATTGACGTCAAATTCGACGCAATTGTTTTGCCTGCTTCAGACAATGCGGGTATTCCGGGAATTGAAATTAGTTCACCAAGCCGATTAACATTTCTGTTGAGTTTTGTCAGAATTTCTTTGGGAATTGTATTGGTTTTATATATATCGAATGGTGTTGTCAAATAACTAAAGGTGCTTAAACCTATAGAGTTTTCGACTGTTTCTTGATTTGCGGGTATGATCGTTTTTTGAACAAAACCATTAGCCTGAGATAATTTTTTTAAATATTTCTCTGCAACTTTTTTGTTGGCAAAAATTCCGAGATGTGCTTCTGTCTGATAGTAAAGGTTTTCGGCGGCTTTGTCTGTTAGCTTGTTTCCGTCTGGGTCTATCGTCGGAGCAGCAACCTGAAAGTTGCGATATACAGGTTTATTGTCGGCCGTAAAAGACACCAAAAACTTTCGTTGAAAAGTATATGGAACTAGTGTTTGGATTGCTTGCGGGTCTTTTTTTGTTCTTTTTGCAACACGAAGAAGTAGGTCAATATTTCCGTATTCGATGATGTCTGCTTCTAAAATTCTTGCGTCAGCGGCTGTTGGGTAATACGGAAGAGGTAGGTTTTTTGCCATTATGGATCAACCCTACTAAGAGCCAGCTGGGGCTTCGCGGCCTTCTAGTCCTGCTTCTTCACGATTTTTTCTTATTTCTTGCTCCAATATTTTATCCCAGCCCAAAGCGCTACCAGTCGTCACGGCATTTCCGACGGTGGCCGCCGTATTTCCTGTCGGCACACCATAGGAAATCGGACTCAAAAATATGAATTTTGTTTTAGACGCTTCAAACTCGGTGAACGACATGCTTGCGCTAACCCTGACCACTGCGCCCGCAACTGTAGTTCTATCCGTAGTTATCCCCAACTCTGTTATATACCAATTGAGAGTTGTTACTGCCGGAGGCATTTTTAAAAACCTAACCGGAATTCCATCGTCGGCCATTTGCCTAAGAACAACTTCTTTACTTTCCAGATCGTCTTGTATACCGTCATCGAACATCGACAGCGGAGCATCAAAGTTGAATCTTCTCAGCTTTCCAGATTTCACGTTTACAATAGGAACATCGTATGGTCGTTCAATTTCCGACAACTCCAAACCAAATCCCTCAAACTGAATTGGAAGCGGTCTAAAAGGAAATTGAAATTCTTTTGGTGGTTTACCATCAACTCCAGCTATCTGAACCATGATTGGCGGCTGACCTTTTGTGAGTGATACATCGCCGTAGTCACCAAGAGAAATTTTTACACCAGCATTGACTATTTGTCTTCCGGATTGCGAAATGGCCATAACTACCTTCTTTCGTATCCGTCGCGAATCGCCTTAGCTTGTGCGCGCATAGTTTTGGATACAAGTTCGTCAACGCTCATATTCGGGCCAGCATAAACGTTTAATGTCACATTGGGCGCCCCTCCGGTGGAGGCGTCGCCAGAACCGGATCTTGAAGTTGAAGTATCGCCAGAACGAGGAACAACGTGCAAATGTCTATTGGCGTTAACGCCGTGAAATTCTGCAAAACCGCCGGAGCTATTAACCATCTTCGCGTACTGGCCAAGATTCTGGCCGGTTAGATCGTATGCGTTTCCGGTTGCATGATCAGAGCTTGGTGAACCAAGATTGTTGAAACGTAGAGCGCTTGTTATCGTTCGCTTGCCAGTGAGTTGTGAGTTGAATCGGCCATGAGCACCAAGAGTGGATCGCAACCTCTTACTGGTGGAAGTATCTCCAGATTTTCCGCGAGGAGTGTAGGTGTCGTCCGGTGGCAATAGCGAGATTGTCGCTGCTTTGTCGGTTGATGCTTTCAGACCTTTTTGCCACCATGCTGGAACTCCGGTATCCCACCAGGATGGTTTGCCGAATCCGGACTTGATTGCTGCCGTCATTTGATCAAGAACTTCTTTTTCTATCGGGGTTAGCTTTAGATTAAGTTCGGTGTTTTCTGTTCGTCTTGTGAAGTCGAACGAAGTAGTGCTACCTGGCTTATCTAGTCCAAGAAGCTTCTTGAGTGCCGCGTTGGATTGATTAATGTCCTTGCCTTCAAAATTTCCATATTTAATAAACTGATCTAAAGCCTGAACTTGCTCCGAAGTGCCTGTCAGAAGAAGATTTTGAATTGCGCTTTCTATTTCTTTTCCTTCTGCAGCGCTCGAATATGTCATGCCAGCATCAGCAAGTTTTGCGCCAACATTGGTCGTGTATGTTGCGGCGGTTGCTCCCGCGGTATTTGTTATATATTCGGAGCTTTGTCTACGGAATTCTTCTTGCTGCTTAGGGGTTAATTTGCTAAAACCCTTATTTAGGGCACCGCCTTCACCGAAAGCACCCGCGTTTGGCCCGAACAACTGATTTCGCAAAGACAAGAAACCCATAATTGGATCATTCGGCGTTTGGGCAGTTGTGAACTTGACCGCGTCACTAATTGCAGTTACGAAACTTCCTTCCGTTGGATCTGCATTGAAAGCGTTTTGCGAGTTCACCACCGCATTAGAGAGTTCATTTCTGTCCAACCATTTTTCCAACTTTTCGAGACCGACAAGCAAATTGTCTGTTATCGCATAGTTGATTTCTTTCGCTGTCTTCACAGCACCAACACCCAATTCGGTTATCGCGTCTTTGAGCGTGAGCATTGGATTGGTTAGATCCACACCCATCTTGTGCGCCAAATCCATTATTTCTTTTTCTGTTTTGCCACTTGCTTGCGAAAGATCTCTGAGATTGCGACTAAAACTCTTACCAAGCAATTTTGTAACGTTTACCTGTGCAGGACCCTGCTTGTTGAGGTCGTCAAAAAACTTTTGTGTTTTTAATGGATCATTGAGCACACGCTCTCTTGTGGATTTATCGATAACGCCGTCTTTAACCATGCGATCAAGTTCGGCCGACTGTGCACCATACGTACCCGAAGCAAGTTTTGAAACCTTCTTAGTTCTTTCTTCGATAGCCTTCAGTGCGCCGACCGTATCTCCCTGTATCAGTCTGGTTACTGTCGGAATCAATTGAGAACCGGCTGCCGCCTTGACGGCTTCCTTTTGCATTTTTTTCATGTTTGAGCCGGACTTAATCCAACCAGCGATGGCCCCACCGGCGCCACCAATCAAAGCACCCAGTGCTGTTCCAACTCCAGGGATAACGCTTCCAATTAAAGCACCAGCCGCCGCACCACCAAGTGCGCCGCTAGCAACTCCACCTGCTCTTGTTTGTGATGTCATCATTGTTCCAAGACCAGCAACGGCAGCACCGGCAAGTGGTGACATAGCAGCCATAGCGGCCCCAGCTTGGAGTGAGCTTTGTGATTCTTCGGATCCGTATCTGCCAGCCAGCTTGCTGGCCCCCATACCCAAAGCCATGGAAGCCAAACCAAGATTTGCGCCTATACCAGCTTTTAGTGCTCGCCCCCTAGACGGTTTTCGTCCAGCTTTAGAGTCGGCTTCCATGCTTGCCATGTATCTTTCTTTGGCCGCTCCACCGCCTAAAAATCCCGTACCAAGCTTCTTTAAGCCGAGCTTGTCTTCCGTAAAAATTCCCTTAAAACCTCTTTTACCTGCTACTCCTCGCTGTCTCATGAAATCTTTGAATTCCTGCTTGTTGGGTCTCTTCAAAAATCGACGGAAGCTACCCCCGCCAGTTGTGGCTCCAGTGAGACCCGAACCTGTTGGATCACCAAAAGGATCTACAGTCATACTGCTTGAGGGCACGCCAAAGGGATCCACGGCCGGCATACCAGCTGCAGCTGCAGCGGTATTATTCTTCATTCGCAGAACTGTCTCATCCAGCTTTTCCATTCGCTTATAGTGCATTGCGTTTTTGTCTTTGGTTGCCGCCCCAATATCAAAATCCCCTAAATCAAATCCGGACGTTGCCCCACCAGCAGTATAAAGATCTTCTAAACCAACGGTGCCGTGCATGTTTGCCATACCCTCGGCGTATCCAAGACTTCCAGCCGGACCAAAAACAGAGGACATGTCGCCATCGGATATGGCCATTTGATTATTCCAAAGTTTCAGTTGATGGTCATACATCTGTTGAGGCATACCTAATGGTCGTGGTGGTGCTGCGTATGTTCCGTCTTTCAATCTCTTCCCGCCAGACAAAACAGGTTTTGTGTAACCGCCCATTGATTGAGCACCCATTTGAGATAATGCAGACATCTGTGTGGTCAACATGTTGCTCATTTGAGCAGTTGCTTGAACCTGGCTTGATGCAGCTCGATTCAAATTATCGGCAGCAGCATTTAATTTATCCCCCGAACCACTCAACTTATTTCCAGCAGCAGACATCGCACCAGAAAGACCATCGGCGTCGGTCATGGCGCCCGGAACGCCATTCACTCTGCTGGCTAACCCCCCAAGAACACCACCGGCGCCGCGTCTTTTTCCTTTAAGGGATGCTGCGGCGACACCAAAAACGCCAAGAAATGATGCAAGCGGCCCCATTTTCCCAAGCGTTCGGAAAACATCACCAATAAGTCTCATCACGAGCGAAATAGCATCAATGAATTGGTTGATGATCGGGAGAGCTGCAGTAAACGCGTCCTTAAGACCAGAAGACATATCAAAAAATGATGCAACAAAAGTTTTTAATGATTCCCCGAATGCAAGAAATTTGTCTTTATTTTGCACTCCGAGATCAGCAAGATTTTGGATATTCCTACCAAACGATTTAAAAATTTCAGAAATCGGCTTGCCGAACGTTTCTATAATTACGCTTCCGCCTTCGCGCAACGGTCTGATTACATCAAGAAACCTACTTGTGTATCGATACATCGATACATACACCTTGTTGATTCGACCAAAAAATCCGTCTACTGCCGGGAGAAACTTTCTAAACAAAGTAACGCTGAAGTTCGAAATTTTTTGGGTCATGGTAACCATGCCGGATTGGAAATCTTTCGATCCGAACCTAAGCAAATCGGTACTTATTCTCCTCATTGTTGTCCTGACGACGACGAACATGGAGTTGAGAGTTTTCTTAAATGGGTTCAATAATTGCCCACCCATACTCGACATTTCTCCGTAAAGTTTCGTCAGCACACCTTTGAACTGAGCAAAAAGTGTTTGCTGAACTATGCTGCCGGCACCGAGCACTCCAGCCTCTTTTGCGAGACCTCCAGATTTGAGCAGTTCAAAGAAATCTGCTGTTGTATTTATCTTTCCTTGTCCACGTAGTTTCTTGAAAGCTTTGTCAAATTCTGGACCAATTTGTTTTGCTGCAGCAAGAGCTTCCTGCGTAAACTTAGACTCTTTTTGAACAATACCCAAAAACGTTGCGGCGGCACTAAGGCCCTTGCTCGTGTCGCCGGAAGCAGCAGCAAAGTCCATCATCGCTCGAAGTCCGGCTTGTGTCTGTGGCGTGAAAGCAGAGTTTTTTCCAACTGCCGCAAACGCCTCATTTAGTGACGTGATTCCGGCTGTCGCCAAAGTTGAGTCTTGGTAAAGATTTTGCAAAGCTCCAGTTGCCGAATCTATTCCAGCCGCAACATTGTCTCCACCCTTGTATCTGAACGCCGACTGTGCGGCCGTAAACTCCCTGAATGCTGCGGCGGCACCAATAGCGGCAACTCCAACAGCTGCAACTGCCCCAGCTAAAGCCTGCATGGCAAAGTTGTACGATTTAGCCAAGAACTTTCCGGCTGCAAAAATTAAATTAACGGAAGCAAGGGCTGCTGCGGTGATAAGAAATTCGATGCCCATTCCTATAACGGCAAACATCAAAACCCGAAATAGTTTGCTCAAGATTTTGGTTGCGCCGCCAAGCTTGCCAAGTCTGTCTTTCAATTTGTTTGCGCTCGCAGCTGCACCAACCAAGCTTTTTGATGCTTTATCGCTGTCCCCACGCATAATTCTCATGGAGAGAGCTTGAGCTTTTTGGCTTTTATTGAGATTGGCAAGAGCGCCCTGTACCGCAGCAATAGACGCGACGTCTTTTACGTCTACATCTATGATTATGGATACGCGTTCGTCAGCCACTCAAAACCTCAATTATGCATAAAATATAGGGCTAATAGCCTCGTGATTCGCGTTCCGCTTTCTCACGATCCGCCTCAATAACTTTACCACAAGCAACCAAAATGAGCCATTCATCGACGGTCACATTGAGCATTTCAATTGGACTAGCCCCAAAAGCTTCAGCCAGCCGTGCAGCAGTAACTACACGATTGTCTTCGCTGAGAAAATCTAGGACTGCATCGTAGGGTTTTCAGTACTCTCCACTGTGTCACCGTATCCGGCTTGATCAATGATTGTGAGAGCAGCTGATTCCACGTGCGGATCCAAGCCGAAGAAAGCTTGAACTGCATCGGGGATAGCCCGCTTGGTATTTGTCATTTCCAAAACTGATGGAGAAGCAAAACCCAAAGACTTGCCGTCTTCGTAAACCTCTTCACCGTTTAGAAAAATACCGATTGTTGTGTGTCCAATAACTGTGCACGCAAATTTTGTTGGATCGATTCCACTCTTGGATTCGGAGCCACAATTCTTTTGCCATGCTTTAATTTGGTTCTGTGTGATGTTTGGACTTACCAAAACCTGCACACCTGGCCGCTCGGGGACGCTAAGAAAGATCGGCTTGCGCTTAACTTTCTTTGCAATCACGTTTTTGAGTTGACCCAAAACATTGTCTTCGGGGAACTCACTGGGGACTTCGTGCTCAATTTCGTATAGGTTGTTGTCGTTGGTCATGGACGCAACACTAGCAAGTCATGCCAGGATGATGGCGGAACCCTTATTAGGCTTGGGTTGGGCCGCCACTGACAGCGAATGTCATGGCAAAAGTTGCTGGCGCGCCAGACGAAGAATCGCCGTCCGGTTCAGTCAAACCAACCAAAAGGGCCTTGGCGTAGATGCGCTCCGATTGATGAGAAATCAAGTCACAGTTTGTGTCATAAACCTTGATTTCGTAATATGCCCTACCGACAACATTGCGAAGATCCTTAAGGATTGTTCTTTCATCGGATGAATAATGTCTGGTGAGGGTTACGTCGCCGACCTCGGATGGGGCGCAAAGAACTTCTGGGAACTTCTCTCCACCAACATAGATCTTTTCGACAGCTGCCGTGATTTCTCCGCCAGAAATTTGAGCGAAGTATCCAGTTATGGCTGCACCAGTCACGTCCTGACCACTAAGTGGTGTGATCTCAGCAAATATTTGTCTCTGAGCAAGTTTTTTTGACATTATCTATCCTCCGTATGGATTAGACGAGTGACGCCGTAAGGTTTGATTTAACAATTTCAATTTCGATTGTTTCACCAATCGAAGAGATTCTGGCGCCAATTTTTGCTTTAATCGTTCCGCTAGCCAATTGAGAAACAGGGTTAAGCGAGTCATTGACCACAACCGAATAGCCGGGGTCAACCAATTTTCCTGTTGCATCAATTGCTTCATAAACGCCGCCACCTATACGGATTCTTTCCATGATTGCCACCAACGTTGAAGCAATTCTTGCAAACAACGCGCGACGGCCATCAATTGGTTGGAACACCAAAGCTTCAAGACCTGTTCTCGCCTGATAGACGATGTAGTTAACTGTTTCGCGTCCTGTAATGAAACGGAAGTTTGCTACATCACTCGAAACGGAGCGAGCACCATAAATTCTTGTCGTTCCGTTAACCAGTTTGATTGGGTTAACTGCTGCATTAACCAACGAATTTTCGTTAGCCGATGACAGAACAACATAAGGTGCGGTAACAAAAGTTGCCTGTGATGCAGCGCCAGCATAAGCCGACCATGGACCAGATTCGTTTTGTACTTTTGCACGCTTTGCCGCTACATATCCTTCACACGGAATAACCGAAGTGAGGTTTCCGTTTGGAACTTTCACCCAAGGATAATAGAAAGCAGCATATTCTGCGCCAGTAACGTCTGCGTATGATGCAGCGTCTGCGGCAGCACTTGATGCTGAATCATCGCGATCAAAACCAAGAATCGCAATTCTTCCGTAGGCCACGGCGTGTGCGATTAGCTTGTCGTAGTTGTCAGAAGAGTAGAAGCCTGGTGCGCAAACTGCGCCAGGTCCATACGAATCGATAAAGAACGCGAGAGCTTCTGCAAGGTCGCTGTCGTCAACCAACTCGTTGCCAACGCTGTCAACACCACCGGCGAAGTTTGATGCGGCGGCGACTTCAGGGAATGTTCCGACGCCAAGAGCCGCTGTGACATATAGGCCGGCAGTTGCGTTGCCGTTGAGTTCGTCAACTGCGCTTGATGCACCTGTTTCGGATTTCGCGTGACTTGCTGTTGTGTATACGACTTCTCCATTGAATGAAATCGCAATTTTAAAATTATCTCCAATGTGGGAAACTGCAGCTTGGAGGTTTCCACCGTTTGCCCAAGTGCCTTCGCCGGATGCTGTAAGCGTGACTGCTGGATCGCCCGATGCATCGTCGAGGTCAAGTGTCGCGGCTACTGCGCTATCCACCACTACTCGAGAAACGTAAGCACGTGCTCCACCCTCTTCAAAAAACGAAGTGAGAGTTTGATGAACCCAACCACTTGTGGTTGGTCCACCATAAATAGCTTCGTAGTCGGCGATGCTTGTGACTGCAACAGCTTTGCCTTCTGGACCACGCGTAGTAACGCCCGCAACAAACAATGTTGCAGTTGGAGTTACTTGGGTATTTGTTGGGCCTGTTCTGACCGCTGTTGTTACGACTACACCTGGCATTTTTTCCTCCGAAAGTAGGAGATCAGCTATGAATATGAGCTACTGCGATTATAGTGAATCGTTAGCCATGTCTGGCGTAACTTTCAATTCTTCTACAGCGTCGACGGTTTCAACTGGGGCTGATTCTTCCTCAGTGGTCTCCGGTTCGACAATTACTTCTTCTGTTACTTCTTCTGTTACTTCCTCAGAAGACTCATCGCTCGCTGGTTCTTCGCTTTGAGCTTCTTCCGACTGCTTCTTCTTCTTTGATTTCTTGCTTGCTGCCGGCTTCGTTTCCTCTGCTGGCTTTGTTGTCGATTTTGAAGCCTTAACTTCGGCAATTCTCTTATTGTGCAAATTGTGGACAACAATTGGATCTGCAGCATCGACAATGGCGAGTCCGCCAGTTGGTGTCAAAACACCAACCGTACTCACTCTGAATGGTCTACCAGAAGTGTTCTTAACCAAAATCTGGCCGACATCGAGTGTCGCATCGCTGGCGTCAAGTACGCTTTTAAAAAAAGTCATGTAACGATTATACAGTCATAGAGCTATTTAGGGGGACAGTATCAATATCTAATTCGTAGTCTTGAAATATTCCAATTGCTTTTCTTGTAATTACTTCCTCGATGGTTACGTCATATCCGATAAACGCACCAGCCATAACCCTGTCACCTTTCAACAAAGTCAAATCCGAATATTCCTCGCTCATTGAGTTTTCCTCTACGCGAGCGTCCCTGGTGGTGTTGTGTTTGTTGAAACACGGATAATCCAAAAGGGCCGACCTAACAACAGCAGTCAAGCGATCTCGCATAATTGTTGCCTCACCGGATCCCTCAGCCCTAACCCATACATATGTTCTCAATGCGTAAGTGACGTTATATAAGGGGTCCATCGCTTGGGTGTGGGAAAAACGTGAAAAAGACTTTGCGTTGATGGCCACGGTAATAATCGTTGGCCAGGAATCTAACGCGAGTGGCTCATAACTGGTGTAAGTCTCTGGATTTGGTAAAGAGTTATCATCTAAATTCCACCCATTCCTGTATCGGAGTAGGCGCGTCGGTAAGTCATCTTGTAGAAAACTTGTTACATAATCTTTGGCAAAGTGTGCGCCATACATCAACTCGCCTGTTGGGATTGGGGTTGTTGGCATTTCTATTCCGCAACAATCCACTGAACAGCATCATTGGCTGTTTCTCTCGAAAAACCCTGCGGTTCGAAAATAATCTTACGTTTTGGCATGAACCGCGTGCCGTATTGATGAAACTTTGCATATTCGACATTGGTGCCAAATTCTGCTTTTGTTGGCGAGATGGAAGAAACCGAGCTCGTCATGGAGGCAACACTTCTGAACAGTCTTCCATTACCGACAAGTGTTGGCTTCCCGGGATACTTTGCTGCCTTAAACGCGGCATACTGCGGATCAAGCGGAGCCCATCCGCCCGCCGGCAAACCGTTGGCGGCAAAGTTGGCAGCATTAGCCGATTCGACTTTCTTTTTTGCTTTAATAAAAATTGGCTCAAAAGATTTGGATCTTAGAATCATCCCGGCGAAACGAGCTTGTGTTTTTTCTACGCCAGAAATTTTTACATCAGCAAACGCATACATTAGCTAATTCTCCTGCGTCTAAAACTCTTTAAGATGGAAAGTTCTTTTTCCAGAAATCCAGTTTCAGCAACGGCCACGTTTCGAGGATTTAAATCCTTAACACCAACAACATCGTCGTGCATATTCTGCATTTCGCGAGTTGCTGCTCGAAGAATCATCAGTTTCATTGTTGCTATGTTGCTTCCATCCAGGCCGCCTGTATACGTCACTGTGAGAATGTCATTTGGTACACCACCAAAAACTTCCAAACCCCAACGATGAACAATGTATCCGCTACCAACCGCCAGAGCTGACCCACCAGAAACGTAGGTCGGCAATGCGGAGCCTGTCGGATTTTTAATTTTAAATGTTGTTGATGTAACTTCAAGAACTTCAGCAGCAGAATAATTATAATTACCAGGCGAAATATTAGACAAGGAAACTCTCTGCCCAACGGTAATTTTGTGTGCGGAAAGAGTTGTGTATGTAATAAACGAAGAGGTGGACGTGGCTGCGGATATTGTTGCATTTTTCTGCGCAACTTCACCCAAATACATCTGAGTAGTAATTGATGATAGGAAAACACTGGCCACGGAGATCACCGGAGATCTGCGTAATGGCAAATGAACCGCAGGAATTACATGCTCAACCATGGACTGTGTTGTGCTTCTGTCACCCTCATAAAAGAAACTTGTTTCAGGAAGGGCGTAAGCAGACGAAGGAATCGTATATTCCTCGACGTGTTCTTCTATCTCTATTGGTCTGCCCAGGTACGCTTCAAGCTCGCTCTGTAGACCGGACAGAACAAGCTCCGCCGCGTCAACCTGCCTGTTAGTCAAACTGACGTCCATGTATGTTCTTAATTCCGATACCGAAACCAACATCTAGTTCTCCAATTTGAGATTAAGCCGAAACGCCACCAAGTAGGCGTCTTCGTCTTTCGCGAACCAGCGCTCTGCCCTGGCCTGCTGCGGTTCTTCTTCTTCCCTGACGCTGGGTTGCATCTGCACCACGGCGAAGCGCATAGGCGGCAGCCCTTCGCAACCATCGAGGGCGACGACCTGGAGCTATGCCAGTGCCTGGAACTGGATCCGGAAGAGGTTCCACGTCTGGAGTTTTGTTAGGTACAACCATAAATAAGCCTTTCTGGCTACACAAATTCTAACACTGGTTGCGCCTCTGGATATTTACCTATCCGGATTTGGCGGCTTTTCTATTTCCACGGCCTGAATAGACACACCCGCTTCAGCCTCAACAGGAACCCAAGCTCTTGAGTAAGTATGTTCTGAAAGTTTTTTACCCTTAAGAAGAGTTCCGTCAAGTAATAGTTCAAATTCCTGATTGGTCATCATGAGTTTTTTTTGAAGATCTTGATCTTTGTATTTTCGGGAATGAACAACGTGGCGGATCAAGTCAGACAGTTTTTTTGCCACAAGAGAACCTTTGGGCCGGTTTAACTGAACGTGCATTATCCGGGCATCTATTCCACTTACATCAACCAAAAGACACGGAACAACACCGCCGTCGCGTTCCAGGATTGATGTTTCATTTTGAGCGCAAACCCAACGATGAAAACCATCGATTATTTCCATCGTTGAAGAAGAAACAACGATGGGATATATCCAACCATGCTCGACTATTGATTGAGCTAAAACTTTCATCTCTGGAGCCTGTACATAGTTGCACCGCCATGGCGCAGGTTTCAGATTCTCGATTTTTAAATTCTTATGGATCACATCAAACCTGAGTTCGGACGTTTGCATTTAATGTTCTGAGGGCATCAATACTTGTTCTCAGGGATGATAATTTTTCTCGTTTGGCTTTTAGTAGACCCTCTGATATTCGGGCATCAAAATCCATGTCGGCAGTTTTGTAATCCGCCCAAGATTCCCTCTCCTTAACTGAGCCCTTTGCCGAAAGATATTCTTTCGCCCAATTCGATTTCAACAAAGCGTCCTTCTTTGCGTTGTCTTCAGCTATTTTTTCAAACGCCTCAGTTTCATTTTCAAGCAATTCAAGCATGCGAATAAGTTCGTGTTCGATATCTACCTGACTGATTGGTGATGTCCGATCAAATCCCATCTGTTGCCTCCTTGGGCGAATAGTTAATAACTGCTACAGCATCTATTTGCTTGTCGGTCAAGACAAGAACTCGTTCCCCTAAAATATACCTAAGCATTTGCTCCAAAACCCATGCGTCGCAAAGATCGTCAAGACCTGGCTGTTTTTCAATCGGGGTGATGGCCAGTACGGCGGCAATGACATCATCTTTGGACGCGTTGCCGCGGCCGGTGGCAAACTTCGCCCTGTTGGTCGGCGGGATGATGACTACCTCTATTCCAGCTTCCATGAGCGCAACCTTGATTACGCCACCAAGTTCACCGATTGAATGAGCTTGGGAAAACCTCGACGAGTAGGAGTAGCCCTCAAGTGCAACAATTTCGGTATTCGCAAATTTTAACTTTTCAATTAAGCGATCACGTATTTCGCAGAGCCTTTCCGCCCCACGTAGCTTTGATCTAATAGCTAATGGATTTCCGTTAATACATAAACCTGTCGACGTCAGCGAAAGATCTATGCCGGCTGTATTCATTCCCAAGAAATTAGCATGATGTACAATCTATTGACCATCAAAGCAGCAGGAGCCCAGCATGTCCGGAATCATCCCACCATCAATAGTCAACTATGACTGGACTGTCAGGCAGGGTGACACTTCCTACCTCAATGTGTCTTTCCCATTCCGTGTCAAGATTGAGTCAATCTGGTTCACCACTCAGCAAATTATGGGCGTAACCAATGGTCTTTGGGGGACTACAGACAGTGGCATGGTAGATAGAGAGACAACCGAGCGACGACTTTCCCTTGCGGCTATTAAAACCAAGAACTCCAAGACACAGCACAATGCGACTGACAACCCAACAGACTATATGTTCGGCTTTGAGGATGTTGGATACTACGGCTCTTTGGATGAAGACCTCAAGCCAACAATGTGGCTTGGAAACCCAGACGACGCTGCTGGAAGAATTGGAGCATTCGGCACACAGCCATATTTTGGCAACGGCGTACTTGACCTTCGTAGTACCGCAGTGGCACCTATAGAAAAATCAAGTGCACTTAACTCAACTTGGAGCGAATCGGAGTTCAACGCAAACACCTACCTCGCAGATGTTGCAGTAATGAATACTGACGAAATCCTTCAATTGTTTGTCTACGCCCACAGTGGCGACTGGACAGGCTACGAGAATGATGCAAAAGTCACAATCTCGGTTGCTTACACTGGCATGCACGACCCAGAAGCAGTTTCTGCCTCAGCAAAGACTTGGACAGCATGGTATAACGATTAATATAGCCGGATGGCTTTTAAGCAGCTTTGGTTCTGGAAACCAAAACAACTATCAGACAGATGGGCGGAAGTTCATGCTTTCTCTTCGGAGGAGTTTGAGTGTCCGTCCATTGTCGTTTCTGGAGATAAACCAACCGATATAGAACCCGTGTGGTTTGGATCTGTTGATGATTCAGGAAATCTCTTTATGAACTGGAGAGATGAAGACATTATGGGCATTGCTCCTCCGCTTTGGTATGTAGTTAAGGACGCACCCCGGCCGCACCCAAATGGCCCGGAAATTCCGATGATGTTTATCTACGCCCTATATGGGGACGACTTCCCGTCCGGCACGATAGTCATGGAAGAGGATTTGATAAAAAACAAATTTGTCGGGCGCTCTGAGCGAGTTGGTTTTCTTCAGTGGTTTAAGAAAGACTCAAAAATACAGCAAATTTTTGTAGAAGAAAAGTGGCGACGCAAGCGAGTCACATTGGCTCTTTTCGGTGTTGCAGATTTGGTAATAGTCTCCGGCAACTACGGCCCTTACCTCAATGGTGGCGAAGTCACAACAAATGACGGAGAAACGCTCAGGAATGCTTGGACTGGAAGCTTAAGGGTTAACCCAAGAATTGGTTCTGTAAAGAACTAGCGCTCCCAGCCGTGCTTGGCTAAACCCAAATCAAACGCAAGTTGCGGATAGTTTCCGATTCTTGTGTGGCATGGCCTACATACACACATTAGGTTCTCAACATCTAAGATTGATCCACCCTGAGATCGACGAATTATTTCGTGAACGTCGGCGCTCCGTTTTCTGACATACGTGGCAAGTTCATCGTGTTTAGCAAAAACCGGACAAGCTTCACAAAATGGCCGCTCTTCTAAAAGTTGGGTAACTATTTTCCTGCGTTCTACGTATTCTTTTTCTTTCTTTTTAGAACGATGGCGCATGTTCGCTGAAGTCTTCTAGGTCAGAATGATTAATGCTGTCAAACGACCAAACCCCGTTTAGCGAATCGTACAAGGCAACGTCAAGAGGTGTTTTTTCAATTTTGTAAAGTGAACCCAATTCCCTGTGCCTCTCCACGGCTTTGGCAACAATTGAAAGATTTTCTTTTTTGAAGTCACCGATTCTGCTCTTGTTGGCATTGGCCACATCCGCTAATTTTCTTATTACGTAATACCTGAAGCGCTCAATTTTTTGTTTCTTCACTTCGTAATGGGCGATTGTTTGACTTAAGAGAACATTGCCAGCATCACCGAGAGACGAGTATCTCTCCGTGTCCGCTTGTGCATCCATTGATATTTCATGGATTTGTTCGTCAATGTTTTTTATCAATGACCCAAGTGCCGCCTGCCATCTGGCATTATTTTCTGGAGCTTCCAGGAAAACATTTTGAGCAGATGTGGATCTATTTTTTACGTTGTCAGCGACAATGCGCGCAAATGTTTCGTCATCCATGATCATGACTATCGCCTACTTTCGTTTCTGATAATACGTACAGCCATTATATTTAAAAAAACACCAATCGCAAAGTTTTGCCGGAACTGCCGGCCATTCGTCTTTGGTGTTGCATTCAACGATCCGAGAATTAACAGAGACAACAGTTTCCGTTGTTTGAACACAAAGATCATCGGTCGGTGTTATCTGTTTGCGCTGACCGTCTTTCAGATAGAGCAGTTCCAAAATCGGATTGCTCATTTGAATTGACTGAGAAAGACAAACGTAATAAAGCATTAACTGAAAGAACTTGTCCTCCATGTATATGTCTCTTGGTGTTTTCCCGGTTTTGTAATCGGATATTTTGTCATGGCCGTCAATTGTTGCAAGTCGATCAATAAACCCTTTTATTTTTACTCCGTCAACGGCCACGTTGAGCTCGAGTTCGATTCCCTTAACATCGACAGCATTGGGGTCTTCTAATTTGAAAATGTTCTCAATACACCACCAGGCATTCCATCTGAATTTATGCATTGTCATATCGCGGAGATAGCCAGAAACCCGGTTCTGCCAATCGCCAGATTCCCAAACCTCAGTCGAGATCTGTTTAATTGTTTTAATATCCCGTTGCCGACCAGTGTCGGGGGCGTAGAAAGACTCCATCACCTCATGAACAAAGTTGCCCATAATGGTTTCTCTCGTCGGCGGTTCCTGAACCTTGTCAACTCTCGAAAGCTTGTACTTAAGCGGACATTGCTGAAACGTGGATATTGAAGATGCTGATAGATATTCTGGGAGTTGAGACAAACCTCACCCCACCACTTCTTTTGCACCGAACTGAATACGAATCGCTTCCGCAGCAAGAAAATCAATTTCTTCTTCTGTCGCCGTTGCGGCTGTTGGTGTGGGTGCGTTGTCACTATATTCAGACCACACTTTTTTCAATTCTTCCTTCTGTTCCACAGTGAGTTTTTTGCTGATAGAAACAAAAGCCGCCCATTTTGTGTGTCCAGCTGATTCCACTTCTGGTTGTTGTGGTTTTAATTGCTGGGCATCGATGACGCTTTCAATCTCAATGGCGTCTTCGCTACGTGCGAGGTAGAGACCGACACCAAGGGTCTGTGCTGCTTTTTTGAGAGCATCAGAAATTGCACCCTTGCACTCGTCTCCAAGGTCAATTATCTGACCTTGTTTGTTTCGTTTGATTTTTTGTCCACCGAAACCATCGCGGCTAACGATGAGCGCATCCTCTGGGAACCAGTCAATGCGTACATGCGCAATAACGAAATCCAAGTCGGTGGCATCGCGCTCGCAACGAACAATCTTAAACGACCATCTGTCCACGCCAAGCACTTTGTTGAGCCTGTTGATCACTTCGCTGATCGGAATGTATGTGAGTTGGGTTCCGCTCTTTGTGATTGAGCGTTCCATCTCTGGCTGAAATGGCTCTACTAATTGAGCGTAAGTGTTGTTATTGTTCGTCATTGCTGTTGTCTCCCTTGGTTCTAATTACGAGGTTGATATTTCCTTCTAGTGTTTCGCAATACATGTCCGCGTTGATTCCGATGTCATTAAGTTTTTTTACTCGCCAATAGCTCGGTGCAACGTACTCAAGCATTCGAATAGCGACATCCTGATTGCTCATGGTTACTTCTCCGGTGTCCATGTCGACGGCCATTTGTGTGAGTTTCTCTGTCACCGAACGGGCCAGGGCGAGATGATCCCACTTCTTTCTGGTTGAGCCCTGTCGCCGCTCAACGACTGTTCCATCACCAAGAGTGTGGTCGGGCAGTGCTCCCATTTGTTGTATTACGAAACGTGATACCTGTTCGTATATTTCCTTTGTCTCCATTTTGGCGTTAGAGAAAGCAATTGCCAGTTCACACGATTCGTCGAGGCTTATTTCTGTGCCCTCGGCTCCCTGTATCAGGTCAATTGCTTCTTTGCTTGCTGACTTCAAAAGATTTAGTGCTTTAGAAATATCACGCAATACTGATTCGGGGTTCGGTGAATCGCCAGCCATAAGATAACTCTCCTTGTTTTACGTATAGCAGTGTGTAATTAGGTAACTTCTTGTCAGATGACAATAGCGGCTCTTCTTCTTTGCGGCAACCCCAAACCAGTCAAAAATGTAAATGCCCCAACAGCCGAGTCAACTTGATCATCGTGGTTGCACGCCTCGGGGAAGCCACTGAATTCGTCCAACCAATCCGTCAACCAAGAAGCACGAACGATGCGAACATTTCCATTAGCTACGGCTGCAGCAAATGGTCTAGCTCTTGTTTCTTTGTCTCCCGTTGACCTAATACCAGCAAAGTCATAACCAGATAGCACATATCGTGCGTAGTTATCAATTAAAGCTTTGCCAGAAGATCCCGGCTCTTGTTCCATTCTCACGGAAACAGTGGGACCGTCCTCGATTGCTGTTTGGCGAATAAGATTTTCGACTTTTTCGTTTTTGACTCGCGCTTTCTTGACATCCAAAATATAAGAAACTCCTTGGTCGAAAAGCATCAGCGTGCCAACAGTCCAGTCAGGGTCGGAATATGATGCACTTGGCTCTGTCGCGGCCAAGTCCCAAAAACGAACTGCCCTACTACTTGAGTGGACTTGCGGAACCTCGCTTGGATCTATGACCACAAATGTCGTGCGGTCAAACATGGTGCCCAGAGTGGTTGCCCACCAGTCGCCCATTTCCAGCCTTCTTCTCTCGATTGGATCAAGAGCGGCCAGAGACTGACGATATGAATCTGGGTCTATTCCGGGGTTGTCGGTCAACATACTGGGGACGAATATTCGCCCCTGGTCTTTACCCTCAACGATGAATCTCTGTCTGACCCAATTGGGGGCTGGGTTTGATGCTGCCCTCATTCTGAGGGGGACGTTGGCTAGTGGTCCAGAAGCTGGGCGCCTAATTCGAGAAAACAGATACCGATAGTCCGATTCGCGAATTTCAGTAACCTCGTCCATGCCAATAAACTGAAATTCTGAACCCTTATATCTAAGATAGTCATTAACGTTATTCAGATAGCCGAAAGAAATACGTGCCCCAGACGGAAACGTGGCTATATATGTGTTGTTGTTCCAGTGGACATCGTCATAGTTGGTAACCCATTGTCTAAAACGATCCATGAGCGCACCTGGCAGCGAAAGGTCGGCGTACGTTCTTCTGAACAGAATCGCCGAGTAGCCAGGCACATCCACATATTGCAACGCGGCCATTAGCAAGGCTGAGCTTTTGCCGCCACCGGCAGCACCGCCAAAAAGACCTTCAAGTGCATAGCTTCTTAAAAAAACCTTTTGAGTTATTGACGGTTCCTCAGGGCAGAACAAAGCCTTTTTGGGTTCCAAATACTTGAGGACTTCTGCCCAGTTTGTCATTTATGATTCTTCCTAGAACGGCTGAATAACCATACTAATTTATTGTGATGGTCAGGAGTGGTAGTCTCGTTTAATGAAGTTCTTTGAAAAATTCCGTCTTAAAAGGCGGGCTGTAGCCAATTTACTCATTGCGTCATTTATAATTATGACAACGATTGGTGGGTTTATTTTCGCGCCCCCTGTCGGATTCGTTGTCTTAGGTGTGACAAGCGGACTGGTCGGCTACCTGCTGGGAATGGAATAACCAATAAATCATGGCTTGGAATTCGGACTCGAATAAGCAAGGGCAGAGCCCATCTATTAAATCGATTATAACACCGGGTGCTCCAGTTTCTTTCAACTCTCAGCAAACGGGCAAACCGTATCGAGACAGTTGGGACATTGACCGGGCATACAGGGAGGGAATGCAACGTGTTGTATGGGTTAATCGTTGCATTGACGCAATAGCCGGAAACCAATCGCGCCTCCCGGTTATTTTGAGGGGAGACAACTCCCCCGATGGCGAAAAAGTAACTAAAAAAACTCATCCACTTTTGAAAATTCTTAACTCAAAAGCAAACTACGGAGAAAATGCTTTTGTATTCAGATACAGGCTGTCTTCACAACTCCTGATTTCTAGTCGTGGCGCATTCATTGAAATAATCCGTGGTCGTGATGGTGGAGTTATAGGTTTGCAGTTGCTTCCACCGGGTCACACGGCACCGATTCCCGATAAAAGAAAATTTGTTAGCGGATTTGAGGTGGATCTCAGAAACGGAACAAAAACAATTATTCCACCAGAAGATGTTATCTGGATCAGAAAACCACACCCATTGGATCCATATCTTTCCCTTACGCCACTCGAGGCTGCTGGCGTTGCTATCGAAATTGAAAACTTGGCGAAGATATATAACCGAAACTTTTTGATTAATGACGGAAGACCGGGAGGAATACTTGTCGTTCGTGGTGAACTAGATGACGACGACAAGGATGAACTCCGTAATCGTTTCCGCGGAAATATTGGAAGATCTGGATCCATAACGGTGATGTCGTCAGATGAGGGTGTTGATTTTGTTGACACTGGATCAAATCCAAGAGACGCAAATTATGTTCAAATGCGTCAGATAACAAAAGAAGAAATCTTGGCTTCATTTGGTGTTCCCGAATCGGTAATCGGAAACGCAGCAGGAAGAACTTTTTCTAACGCATCAGAAGAACACAGAGTTTTCTGGAATGAAACAATGATGCCTCACCTTGAATTAATAGGTCGTGGTCTCGATGAATTGGACGACGAGTACTACATTGATTTTGATGTCGACGATGTTCCTGTCTTGATTTTGTATAGACAAGAGCGCGAAAGATACTTAATGCAAGAATTCCAAGCTGGTTTAATTACCGGCAACGAATATCGCGACGGAACAAGCAGGAAGACAATTGACTCTGATTTGATGCAGGCGCTGCTTGCTAACCCAAACCTTACCCCAATCGGATACACAGACAAACCTTTCAATTCGCAGGAGCAAGCGCAACAAGCGGCAATGGCGCAACAAGGCGGAATGCCTGGAATGCCTGGAATGCCTGGAGCACCAACCGACCCAGCCCAGCAAGGTCTCACCCCTCCCGGGCAACCGCCAGGAATTCCTGGTTCCCTGGTTGGCGAAGGCGGGATGGTTGGGGAAGGCCCTGCTCCAGCCGCAGCTTCTGGTCGTCCAGAAACAATGACAGAAGCTCTTGCCGCGGAACAGTCAGCTCCAGCAAACGCCGAAATGCCCATGCCTCCAGGAATGCTGTCCGCCAATACATCCGGGATCGAAACAAAATCAGAATCATCCGATTACCCGTTTGACCAGTGGGACACAAAAGCCGATGACAGTTCCAGCCGATGGACAGAGATTCTCGACACCCAGCTCGAAAGATTTTTTGAGCGTCAACAAAGAGTTGTACTAGAAAAAGCAAATGGTGCCAAAGCAAGAAAGCAATTAGAAGCGGGAACACTTTCTGCTGACTTCATCTTCAATGAGGATGTTTGGAACAAGCAATTGACGGAAGACTTGAGACCAATGCTTTCCGGAATTGCTGTTGATGCAGGAAACCTCGCACAGGAACGAACTGGAATGCCGGCGGATTTCGATGAAGAAGAGTTTCAAGAATTTCTTGACGCTCAAACAAAACGTCTCGAAACTGTTAATCAGGGAACCGGGAAAGAAATAGCGGCAGCGATCCTTATAGCTCAATCACTTGGCGAAGAAGAGGACAAGTCCGGGATGCTCAAAGCCGCCCTCACGGCAATCTTTATTGCTCTTTTACTAAAGAGGCGTCGAGTCATAGCCGAACACGAAGCTCAAACATCATTTAACGCCGGAACTTATCTTGCCGCCAAACAGGTCGGAGCAACGTCGAAGACCTGGATCAGCAAAAGAGATGCACGCGTCAGAAGTGAACATGTTGCCCTCCACGGAAAATCGGTTGCGCTCTCCAGTCCATTCGGTGTGGACGGAATGTCGATTCGTTTTCCAGGCGATCCGCTTGCCCCACCAAACCTGACGATCAACTGCAGATGCAAATTGCGATTCGATTTGTAATTTACTTAAAATAGGTGGAATTTACTTAAACCTTCCGCCAGAAAGCATTTACTTATTTTAATATAGGTGTAGCCATATATACGTAAGAGGTATCTTTTGAAGAACACGAGCATTCAGCCGGAAACTGCGAACTACAAGGCTCTCGAGGGTCAAGTAAGTGTTGACGAAGCAAGGGGAATAGTTGAGTGTTTCGTGGCTGCGGTGGGAAACAAGGACTCCGTTGGGGATATTGTGCTGCCCGGAGCCTTCAACGCAAGTCTCAAGAGAAGAAAACCACGCGTTGTTTGGGGCCACAATTGGAATGAACCAATTGGCAAAGTTCTCGATATTTTTGAAGTTGGCCCGAACGACCCAAGACTTCCATTAAAGATGAAAAGCGGTGGAGTTGGCGGCCTGTATGCCAGAGTTCAATTCAACCTAAAATCGGAAAGAGGACGTGAAGCATTTGCCAACGTTACGTTTTTTGGCAAAGAACAAGAATGGTCAATCGGCTACAAAACCCTTGACGCTGTTTATGATCCAGCTCAAAAAGCAAACCTTTTGAAAGAAGTTGAGCTTTATGAAGTTTCCCCAGTTCTTCACGGAGCAAATCAACTCACCGGAACAATTTCAATCAAAGCCGCAAATCAACCACTGAAGGATCCGAAGGGTGGTTTGACTGCTGCTGGCCGTGCGCATTTCAAGCGGACTGAAGGCGCAAATTTAAAGCCTGGAGTCAAGGGCCCTGCTGACACACCAGAAAAAATGAGACGAAAAGGCTCGTTCCTTACAAGATTTTTTACTAATCCACGTGGCCCAATGCAAGACGAAAAGGGTAGACCAACTCGACTCGCCCTTTCGGCAGCAGCATGGGGTGAACCAGTTCCACAGGACCGTTCCGATGCAGCAAAACTTGCAGCAAAGGGCAGGAGACTTCTTGAGAGGTACGAAAACTCAAAAAAGAAATCAATCGAAGAGAACATTGAGGTCAAAATGCACCTCAACGATACCTACGCCGCAGCAATTACTCTTGCTAGACCAGAAGATCAACAAAGAATGCTTTTGACACAGGCTGTCACTAGACACTTCGGTGGCCCATGCAGAATTGCCTACGCAGATCCTGGTGTCCTTGTTGTCGAAATGAGAAAAGACGGAGCAGATCAAACACTGAGAATTCCGTATAAGTCCGACGGAGTGGACTACATGTTCGGCACTGCCGAACCAGTAAAACCAAGAACGATTTATGTTCCAGACACTAATTCTGAAGCTTTTGGTTGGAATGAATCTCCAGAAAAACGCGGCGATGGCGACGGCTGCGGTTGTGACTCGTGCGGCAAGCCAATGCCATCATGGGAGACATTCAAGCAACACAATCCAGGGAAGCATCTATTCGTACATAGCACCGATGATGTTGGTCTCTTTGGAGAGATAAACAAATTTTCAGGACAAAAAGAATTAGACGTTGAGTTACTCGATGTCGGAATTGCTATCAAAAATATCAACAGTCTTGATATGGGTTCATACGAGGAACTGATTGAACTCATTGATGAATTTGAAGAAAAGAAACTGAGGGCGATCGGCCGCACTGGCCGTGGTATTTCTGCAAGGTTTGATGCCAACGCACGCGACGCCGACGGGGACCTCTTGGTTCAAGAGGGAACGGTTTACGAACGACCAGCAAAACCAAGAATGATGCCGTCGGTTCCCCAGGAGATTCCGCAACCAGAAAAAGTTCCGGAACCAGTGCCACAAAAAGAACCAAGCAAACCAAAGACACCATCGAGACCCACTCCGATCCCCGTTCCAACTACACCAACCCCCGCACGACCAAGAGTCCCAGTTGGTTTAACGGGAGCGCTTACTAACAATGATCTCAAAGATCCAGACATCAAAAAAGCAGCCGACGAACTTCAAGATGCTTTTTACAAGCTTGAAAAAATGCTTGACTCAAGAGATCCAGAGCAGAACCGCGACGGTCTAAAGGTTTATACCAAACAGCAAATTAAGGCACAAAGATCGAGAATCAAAGACCTTGAAAGACGATTGAGTGCTGTGAGACGAGCAAAGTCTGATGGTGATGACAACAACGGGCCGACTGGGGCAATGAGTAAAAGACAAAAGCTAGACAAAATGATTTACGAAAAACGAATGGAAGGCGCCACCCTTCAGGAAATGGCCGACAAACTGAAGACATCAAGAGAAAAAATACGCGCAGCCGAACAAAGACATATGGCAAAACTCAGAAAAGAGAAACTTGACGAGGTCCGTCAAATCCTTGCTAGGCAAACAAAATCTAAGGGAATATGAGTATTCAGCTTAAACAATTAAGTTCCGAGCTGAAAGCTGAATCCACGGATTGCAGACTTGGCGCAAACAATGTTGAAATTTTTGTACCCCAAGAGAAAATCCACCTTGTTAAGGCATTGATCGATCTTTTGGCAGATGATTGCGGATTTGAAACGGCGATCACCGAAAAGAGTATTCGAATATCGGATATCGATCACTTAGAAGACGACCTGATATCAGAAATAGCCGACGTCATCCTCAAAGGTGCTGGCACACGAATGAATTTAGGGCCGAAACCGAGAATGGTGCAACAGAACAAGCCCGCAATGGGTTATCCTAAAAACGGCGGTTTAACGGCCGTTTCAAGTAAATATAACTGTATGGTCTCCGGACAAAAGCGCATGGACCCATGCGCAGGTTGTGGCAACCCTAAGGGTTGCCTGTCTGGCGCTATGCAGTTTAAAAAGGCGAATAAATGATTGACAAGAAACAGATAGTTGTAAAACTCGGTTCGAACGGAGAACTAATTTCGTGCGCCAAGGGACTATCAACTAACGCCTGCGGCTATGTCGCGGGAGCTAAGATTTGCGGAAAATGTGGCGCAGTAGCCATTCAAGCCAAAATAGACGAGGACAATGACATGGAAAATGAAGACATGACACCAGAAGAGCTCGCCGAAGCTATGGCTGCAAAAATGGCACATCCGATGCGTAAGCCGTCAATGGCCACATCAATGATGTCAGACGAAGAAGATGAAGAAAAAGACATGCACGAAGACGAAGACGACATGATCGAAGATGACATGGTTGAAGACGACGAAGACGACGAAGACGAGCTGTCCGACGAAGATGTTGAAAAAATGATTTCAATGATGGGCGACGTGCCAGATCCTCAAGCCATGGCTGTTGGCGTTGCCAAGAAAAAGAAGAAAAAGATGATGGGCGAAATGCCAATGGTTGAGGAAGACGAAGACGAAGAAAAAGACATGCATGAAGAAGAAGAGGAAGAAGATGTCATGGCGATGCGCAAAAAAATGCGCAATAGAAGACTCGCCACATTAGGTTACAAAGCCGACGACTTCCAAGACGAACCTTTTATCTGCCAGTTCGATCGTAAAGTTTACCCAAGCGGTCACATGCTGTGCGATACCTGCCCAGGCGGTTGTGTTTCAGAAAACGGAATGCCTTCACTGTTGGAAGTAGAGGGAATTGTTGAAGAAGCAATCAACGGAAAAGTTCTTGACTCTGGATACACAGACACAAAACAAACCTATGTTCTTGACGTTGAAAGAAAAGACGGAACACCAGTAGAAGTTTTTGTTGATGGTCCAACAGGCGAAATTTTTGGTTGGCACAAGATCCCGATGGACAATGCCGAATTCAAGAGCGCCAATCAAGGAAGAGTAATTATTGGATTCCACGATGCTGCCGATATTGCAGTAAAAAGCGTTCAGGGCGAAGTTGTCGCCGTTGAGCCAGACATCTTTGATGGCTGGGATGCATACGCTGTAGAAATTGAAGGAATTGACGGCAAGTCTTACGACGTGTTTGTTGACCTCGAAGGAAATGTTCTCGGCTACGACGAGTACACATCAGAAGAGGCTTCCGAGATCGAATCAGAAGCAGCGGAAATTGCTTTAAAGCGCGCTTACTCTGAAGAAGATCGAGAAATGATGGCCAAGCAAGGCACGGCAATGGAAGATGGATCATTCCCAATTACCAATGAAATGGATTTGAGAAACGCCATTCAAGCTATTGGTCGCGCGAAAGACCCAATGGCAGCAAAGATGCATTGCATGAAGAGAGCAAAAGCTTTGAAGATGGAAGATTTGATCCCGGCCAATTGGGACCAAGAAAAGTCCGCTGAGTCTTCAATCACCGTGGGCGCAGAAGAAGGACAATTCCTTTCGACGCTCATGGAATTCGAGATGCTCTCCGCTGAAATAAGCGACGACAAACCAGAAATCGCTTAATCGCGGTGCGGTCATCCGCACGACAACGTGTTGTTTCTTTGTCCAATTGATGTGGGATGATTGAGTATGAGGTCGGTATAGAGAGCCGTATGGAAGACAAAGAACCATTTGATTGTTGCCCAACAATAGGCCGCCACATTTCCTACACGCACGTAGTGCAGCGCCCTTCTGGAGGTCGAAGAAAATCCCTTAACCCTGTCGACAAAGTTCTTTCCAGGCTTAGACCAATTGAACAAAATCAAGAAATAAGATTCAAAGAAGCCGATCAGGTGAAGAAGCCGAGAGATGTTTCGAAGGCGACAGTATCGGCCGTAAGCGTAAAACCATACAAACAATGGTTGGACTCTTGGCAACCCGGCGATGCGCTTCCGTTTATCCCACCTGGTTTTAGAATCAACCTTTGTGATGATATCGGCAACGGTAAATTAGTTGACCGGAGCGTAAAAGATAAACCTAGTCGTTTTGGTCCGATGAACGAATCGGAATTAGCCGTCAGTGAAATGATGAGCCAAAAGTCTTTGGGTCCAAAGATTAAAGATTCGATTTACTCGCTGCTGTCGATGGTGGCAAAATCTAGAGGATTATGGGTCGACGACAAAAATAAATTGCGTTGCCCTCCGGGAACGCCGAACGCAAACCAATTTACCGACATAACTGGATCGAATTGCTTAATACCTGTAGCCATAAAACCCAAAGGGGTTGCAACGTCTGGTGCTCGTCTTGCCAGAAGAGTAGCCGCGGACGGATTAGTCGGAGCAATGAATGCGGGTGCAAGAGTGTACCCAGAAGGTATTGGCAGGTCGGCAGTTGTCGGTCGAAAAGAGAATATTCAACGCGGTAGGTCAATGATTCGTGTTGCAGAGACCATGCGCCAGGATTTCAAAGATGGACGGTTTATGCTCCCGAGCGGGCAGATCATCACCGGTTTTTCTCGAAACAATGAGGGTAAAAGAAACTTTTTGATGGCAGTTAGCGAATTAATGCCAAGCGTAAATCGAAGTCAAGCAGAAGAATTCTGGGATTCAATGCTCGACGAAAATACTCCTTTGACGACATTACAAAAAGTGCAAATGGAAGATTATATAGATGGGTATTTTCAGTCTTGGTTTTTCGAATTAGCAAATAACCCAACATCAACCGGGCGGCTAGTTACACATTTAAATGTTCAGCCACCAGATTACAAGAATGCTTGGGACATAAAACTGGCGCAACCCAGTAATCCGAATGCCCCCGTAACCGAATCCGGGTTTCAAGTACAAATGAATTTCAATCCTGTTGCTGCGTACTACACGGCAAAAAACGGTGGGGGCGAAGAATTCTTTTTTGGGCACGGCGAGGGCGGAACCATGCGGTCAGCAGGTGCTTATACGGGCACTCACGAATTCGGTCACTTGGCGCACTTTGCTCGCGCACTGAGCAATATTGGTTTTGATCCAGCAACTTTGGTTCAAAACAGTAGGGGTGAATGGAATATTGATTTAAGAAATATAAGCAATCCGACCGGATCTCCGAGCATTGCAAGACTTCAGGCGATGGTTGCGAGAATTGAAGCATTCCAAAGCGGAAACAGAATGGAAACTCTGGCGAGCGGGCAAAGAGTAAGAAGAACGGTTAAGGATTATAAAGAATCAGTTTCAGAGTTTTATCAAGCATTTTTCGGCGAATTCATAAATGACCTTGGTGGATCACCAGAACAACTAGAACTTCTTGCGAGATTTGCGGGAACAAAATATGGCAACGAAGGAGGACCTCTTGAGGCAAGGCCAGAGGCATATGCGGTAATACGACTACATGGCCCACAGGCTGTAAAAAGTTTTGCTAGAGAGCACGCCATATACCAAGCAGAAAACCCATCCGTGTACCCATCGCCAGACACAGAAGCAGAAATAGAAAATCAAGTTTACGAAGCTTTAAATAATGTTTTTTATGGTCCGGGTGGGCGAACCAGAGATAAATTTCATGAACGCAATGATGCAACTGGTAGAAGTTCAATCAGTGCAGCCGTAGTTCCGCCCGGAGCACCGGGGGTGATCGCCCCTAGCCCTGGCGGTCCAGCGAGAGCGCCATCACCGAGAGGTGGACTCATTTCAAGGTTTATGCCAAGGTCTGGTTCTAGAACTCCACCACCGGGTGGCAGTCTTACTGGCCCAATGACATCAAGAAGGCAAGTGGGAAGGTCGGTTTCTACAGGATTAACCGGAGCTCTTGCTGGACAGACAAAAAATATTTACGAACATAGACCACGAAATTCGGATCTGATGCCAGTGTCGTTTGATGGGAAAAAAGCTTCAGAAAAAATAGATACAGACGTCATCGATTTGATCTCCACTGCAGGAATAATCAATAACTCAGTTGGTCTTGATGACATCATACAAGACGGTCAGGTACTCATTGAGGCGGACAACGTTTTGGAAAGAATTGCCGACGCGGCCAGTGTCGTTGTTGCGCAAATTGATGGCGATTCGGAAGACGGTGTAATCAACAATATTTCCGGAAAAAGAATAGCGAATCAGGTGGAGAGAAAATACTCCCAGTCGAATAGAGCTGCCAAAAAATTGAATTCGAATAATACGAAAAACTTAGAAGAAAAATATAAATTCAATATTGAAAATAACTCTTCTCGAATTACGGAAATAACAAAACTTCAAGACCAAATAAGAAAAGATAGAACAAACCCTAGAAATGAAGAAAAAATAGCAGAGCTTGCATATCCGGGAATGTCGCTCGATGAGACCGTAAAAGTTCTTTTGGCAAAAAATCAAATTTCGCTGCAAGAACTCGACTCAATACGCAAAGATGAAGCTTTAAGAAAAAGCGATCCAGATGCATTTGTTATGTCTCGCAAGCAGCGAATACAAGATCAGATTCTTGCATCCCTTGCGGCAGTAAGAAAATCTACTCAAAGAATGCCGGAACTTTCGGGATCGATAATTGATTTTAGGGTTGTCGACGGCGGACGGGAGCGCAACAAGGCTTCAATAGTTTCGCTCAACGGAAAACTTGTCCCCAAGGTGGACATGAACATAAACCCAAGGGAAGTTGAAATCTCTAACCACCCCAACTATGGAGTAGCAACCGCAAATTCCGTATCGGATATCTCCAGGTCTTCAAAATTGAGCAAAGTCGGAGAGACATATCACGAAATTGGGCACGTTTTTGATTATGTTAGTCAGCTTGATTCACTAGGAATTAAAACAGGTGTTGACTCCCCGAAGGCAATTGATCAAATAAAAGCTGCCGGACCACAACTTGGCGATTCGGTAGCGGGTGCCC